ACATGCCTTCGTTCAGTATCGACAAGCGCTGCGTGATGGCTCCGAGTTGCGCATCCATCGCGGCCTGCGCTGCAGCATCGTGCCCTTTCAGCCGCTGCACCATGATCTGTGTCCAGCTGTTCATCAGCGCCACGCGTTCGCGGCTCTCGAGATCGAGGCGCTTGGTGCGGATGGTGTCCGACGCCCGGTTCAATTCCTGCACCATCGTGTCGTGCACCTGAGTGAGTTGCTGGATCTGTCCCATCGCCTGGTTAAACTTCGCCTGCAGATCGGAAGCGTCCTGATCCTGCAGATTCGGCGGCAGCATCTTCTTGAAGCGCGCGGCGAGCACGTCGGCGTCGGGAAAGTCCGCATTCTTTGCCCAGATGTCGCCCACGACGGGCAGCATGATCTGCGGGTTCTGGCCGATAACTGCCGTGAGCGCTGCGAAGGCTTCCTGGCGTGCTTCTTTGTACATGGGACCGCTCGAGAGCGTCAGATCGTAATCGCCAACACCCACGTCGTAGGCTTTTTTCATGCCTTGCTGCTGGTCGAGCAGGTCCTCGGCGTCGGCTTGGCTCGAGGGGTTCTGCGGATCGTCGTTCTTCGAGTTGTAGATCGCCGCATGCCGCACACTGTCATCGGGATCGATGATGCGCTGCAGGCGCCCGGAGTTGATCAGCTTTGGCCAGAGATCGAGCAGGATCTTGCCCTCCCACGCGATCGCCTGATTCAGGTTCTCGTGCCAGGACACGGCTCCGGTGTCGGACTGCGACTGCCGCTTCATAATCGCGAAGCCGGACTCCTGCCCGTTGCCGCTTTCTTCCCCGAGTGACGGGCCATAGATGCCGATCACCGCTTTCATGTCGTAGTCGGCCTGCTTGATGACTTCCGCCATGGCCTGAATCGGCGCTTCGCGGCCGGCGCGCTCGGGGCGCGGCAATTGGCGGCCCTGGGCGTCGTAGCTTTTGTAAAACAGGTGAGAGAAGTTCTTGCGGTTCATCTGGCGATAGTCTTCGCCGTACTGCGCATTCTCCTCGGGCACCCAGAGCGGATCTTTACTAACTAAATCCACCTGCTCAACTTGCCGGGTGACCATGAAGTCATAAATGCGCTGTGCATCCCTGTAATCCCGCACCATGCCCGCCCGATGAATCTTGCCGTTTACGTTCAACCGCACACCGTTGACTTCTGGGAAGGGCAGATAGCGTCCCAGCCAGTCGTATTTCTGGATGATCGACATGGCGTCGTGCTTTACGCAGTGAACTTTGCGGATCACCGTGTCGCGCTTGTCGACCACGCGGGCCTTGGTGAGATCGTCGATGATCTCTTCCTCGAGTTTGGTGGTTCCGTCGTCGAGCTGGCAGAGAACTTTGGGCAGCAGGTCGATCCACCAGTACTCCGCCACGCGGCAGCCGTTTTTGGTGACCCAGGTTGGCTCGGCGTTCCCCTGCGAGGTGGGGAAGGAAAGTTTCGCCGTGTCGGTCTCGCCGAACTCGGCCAGGTAATCTTCTTTCGAGTAGTCGCGAACGACGTGTCCCCACAGCGGATCGGTGCCATCGGGACGTCTGACTGGCGAGAGATAGACGGCAAAGGGGTTCTCGATCGCTTCAATCCGCGGTTCCTGGTTGAAGCTTCTCTCCGAAACGTAATCGGTGGTGATGCGCCAGGGACACCAGCCGATCCGCATCATCATGTCGTAGCTCGAGTCGTAGGTGACGTCGGCCGAGCTCGTGACTTCGATGTGGCGCAACACGCCCTGGTGAATCTTCGCTGCTTCGCGATCGGCACCGTTCCCGACTGGTGAGACGAGCATGGCCGGCCGGTGTTGGCGCTCTTCGCCGGTGTACTGACGAAGAAATGCCGGAGCCCGGTTGATCGTAAGGCACGGTTTGCCTTCGATTTCCCGGTTGGCTTTGACCGATTCATCCCACTGCCCGGTGCCGATCGAGAAGCGCAAGTCTTCAAGCCCCTGGCGGCGCGACTCTGACTCCGACTCCGCGGTGATCTTGAAACGCTTGAGCGAGGTCGTGATCAGCTCTTCGCTGGCGGCGAGCCGGCGGTTGCGCTTCTTGGATTTTGAGGATAGAACTACAGGCATGATCGATCGATGGAAGGCGAAAGCGAATATTTGGAAGCGCGCCTACGACGAAGAACACGAACGGCTGACTGACTCGCGGCTTGCGCTGGAAGCAATGACACAACGCGCATCAGGTCTCGAAGCAGGCCTTGCTGCAAACCAGAGAGCGCGGGATGCATCGACCGCCGGCCGTCTCGCACTGAAAGTGGAATATGAAAAGCTCATAGCGCTACTCATCGAAAGGGTTTCTGAACTGCCTCCCGATCTCCGTTCAATCCCACCAGGCCCAGGGTTGCACTGGCTTCGCAGAGCAGCAACGCATTTCAAGCAGTAGAAGTAAAAACAACCCTGACATCCGCTTCCTGACACAACACAACGTTTTGGCCGCGGCCTTCGTAGTCTGCGAACCACGATTCCCAATCGGAGTAGTGCCCCATGGCCACACGCGCTCCAGGTTTCAGAGTCGTCGGCTTGAAGACGAGAGGATTCAAGACCCAGCTCACCTCCGAGTTCCGCTTCTCTTTCCACTTGCCCGGGCCAACCGCGATCACGGTGCCGATCCGCGTGCTGATGTCCCGGTTCTTTGCGACATCGGGAATCGCGATGAGTTTGCTCGGTGGCGTTTCCTCGTCGAGAAGCACTAGGATGTGATCCGTCATCGGCTGGATTTTCAGCGGATCGAACCAGAGTCCACCGACCTGCGTGCGATTGTTGCGCCAGACTTCTGACGAGACCGGCGCGTGTTTGATGGCTTCGCGGGTTTGGGGCATCAGGCAAGCTCCGACAACTTCCGCATCTTATCCTGCCCGCCGGTTTTTGCATCGTGCTTCTTCTGCATCTTCTTCCCTTTGGCGGTTTCCTTGCTGCCTTTCATCACGCCTTGGTTGTTCAGCGCACCATAGACGTAGTGATCGGCCTTGTCACCCGAGAAGCCTTTCTTCGCGGCGGCTTTCTTCAGGCGGGATTCGAGGAAGACGGGCATGGAGATCTACTCTTCTTCTTCGTTCTCGCCGGCCGCGCCTTCTTTCCCGGTCATGGGTGGAAGTCCGGCGTTCTTGTCGAGGTGGCTCTGGATGTGCTCGCCGCCCTGCGTTTTGCCTTGCTCGTTGAACTTCACGTCCTTCGAGTCGTGTTCGTAACCGGTGTACACGTGCTTCACAATGTGGCCGCCGCCGAGCTGGGCATGGATCTCGAGGTGATCGAGAGTTTTTGGGGTGCGCTTCTTCGATGATTCCGCCATTGAGATTGCTGGCATATCAGTGAACTCCTTTACATTCGCTGCAAACTTTTCCTGCGATCACGCCCGCGCCGCGAATCGACAGCAGGCAGTTCGGGCAGATGCCATGCACCAGGTCGATGTCGCCAATCCGCCGCTTGCACCAGGTGCAGCCGGTCAGCTGGACAAACGGGTCGATGAATCGAACATGCGGATCTGTGTTGGCTGCGTTGACCACGCCTTCGATCAAGCACTGAAGGCCTTCTCTGCTGATGATCAGCGGCGCGTTCCGATTTGTCCAAGTCTCGCTCATCCCATCCACCCGCCGTCTCCGGTGCGCTCCCAGGCGCTCACGGTGGGCATCCCGACGCTAAGCGGCGCGCGCTTTTGTACTGGCGCGGCAAAGGTCAAAGCTATGGCATCGCCGTCATCGGGAGAGGAAGAATCAAGGCCCATCTTCGCCAGGCGCTTCTTCATGTCTTCCTTCGACTCGAGCTTCACGCGCTGCAGCCGGTCATAGACCAGGATTGGTTTCTGCAGATCCGCGGCCAGGTCGTGATCGTTGTCGATCGCGCCGCCGCGCAACATCCACTTCTTAGTCTCGTCCCACATGAAATCGCGCCAATAAGCGCAATGGGCTTGCGGGGAATCGGCGCCGAAGTTCACCAGCATGATGCGATCTTCGTATCCGAGAGCACGCACGCCAGAGTAAACCGATGACGCAATGCCGGCGGCGTCGAAAAAGATCATCGCCACTTTCTCGCCATCATAGGTGCGGTTCAGCACGTCGGTGATCTTCCCCACCATCACGGCCGCATCGCGGGTGAACTGGCCCTTCACTTTCACCGGCGGGATCGAGCGCGCATCCAGGCCGCGGCGGAAGCGAATCACATTGTCGTCGGAACCTCCCCAAGCGAAGTCGACTCCGGCGACCAGGACATCTGTATCGAGTGCGACGCCGAGCGCAGTTTGCGCCTGCTGCACCAGGTCAAGATCGATAAACTTGCCGCCGCCGGCGAGAGGGAAGAGGCCGAGGTAGCGGACGCGAACGTGATCGGAGTTCTCGCCGTAGATCGAGATCGATTCATTGATCTCCTCGACGTTGATGCCTTCCACATCGCGGCTGTCGATGATCTCCGGCCGCCATCGGTGCCGTTGGTCGCCGTGCACCGCTTCGTAAAACGTGCCATCAGCCCGCGTCGATTGGCTGAACAGCAGCCAGATGATTTCGGTGTCTTTGTCGGTGAGTGCGCCCTCGACAGTTTTGTAAATGGCGTCGGAGATTTCGCTGGCCTCGTCGAAGATGATCACCAACCGCTTGCCTTTGTTATGGGCGCCGGCGAAGGCCTGCGGGTTATCTTCCGACCAGGTGTTGAAGTCGGTGCGCCATCTCTCTGCGTGTTCCGCATCGTTCACCTTGATCGAGGTCACGTGCACATCGAACCAGTCTTTGTTGATGCAGCAGCGGAACCACTTCGCGATCTCGGGCTGCGTCTTAGTCTTCAGCTGGTCGCCGGTGTTCGCGGTGACGAGCACCTTGCAGTCGAGGCATGTCGATTTCGCCCAGTGCACGATTTGCCCGATGAGGGCGGACTTGCCGATGCCGTGCCCGGAGGAGATGGCCTTGCGGAAGGGTTTGAAGCGGGTCTCGGGATTCTGCAAGTGCTCGCCGAGTTCGACGAGGAAATTGCGCTGGAACTGACGCGGGCCAGGCTCGCCGGCGAGCTCATCCTCGTCCCAGGGAAACGAATAGAGCACGCACCCGAGCGGATCATGGCGAAACCCGTAGAGGGTTTCTACCAACTGCTGCTCGTAATCGACCTGCTCGTAACTAGCGGAGGTCACTGACACGTTTCTGCGCTTTCTCCATGGCAATGCGGAAGCGCTCAGACAGGTTCATAGTGACGTTGTGCTCGATCGGTTTGTCGTGTAGATGGTTCACGGTCTGAACTGCTTTGCCGAACGCTCGATCTTCGAGGTAGTGAAGCAAATTGATGAGCGGGATGATCGAGAAGCGGCCCTGGTAGTCGGGACCGGTGATGGCGCCTTTTTCCTTTTCACTGAGCGAGCCGTCCTTGTTCAATCCCAGGCGCCGGCGTTCGAGATCGATCATCGAGAGCCAGAGCTGCTCCGCCTTTGCCTGCGCGAGTACACGGCTGGCAACGGTCGCGTTGGTCGAGCGAACCTGCTTCGGCCGGCCCATCTTGGGGCAGTTGCCACATTTGCAGTCAGCAGGGTGTTTTCGGGATCCGCCTTGCGCCATATAAAAGCAAAAGAAGCTAAGAAAGCTAAGCCCCTAGAGCAGCCGAAAGTTTGGCGTCGATCACGGCCTTTTTCGGGTGGAGGTAAAACGAGAGCGAGTCGAGGCTCTTGTGTCCGCTGCGATCTTGAATTTCCTTAAGGTCCATGGTCTGAAGTAGATGCGTGAGGATCGAGTGCTTCAGTGTGTGCGGATGGCAGTACAGTTCCGGCAATCCGGCGAGCTCGCCGTAGAGGTGCATCTTGCGCTGAAAGGTGCGCGCCGTGATGGGAAACAGTTTTTGCTTTCCTGGTGTAGAACGGCACAAAGCAAACAGCGATTCGCGCTCATTCAGCAGCGGATTCTGGTGCTCGACCAGCTCGTCTTCGACAGGGTTCGAATTCTTCAGACGCTTCAGAACCAGCTTCGTCCCGATCACATTCGAAGCTGACAATCCGGGATAGTGGGCGGTCTTTTTCTCGTTTGTTTTCTTGTTCTTCCATGTCACCGATCCGCCGACAACTTCGTGTGCTCGCAGGGCGTGGAGGAAGGCCACGAGGATCATCAACCAGTCGCGTTCGTTGCGCTCTTTCGCTGTCTTCAGCAGCGCGAGGACCCCGTCCATTTCGAAGGAGTGCGGCATTTGCTTAAGCTAAAAGAAGCAAAAAATGTCCGAGTTCAACAAATTCGGACACGAGGCCCAGTCAGCTTCGGGCGCCGTCTTCCCCGCGTGGGGTGCCGCTTGCCCTGCCAGCGTTTCAGCCAGTAGCCGGCGGCATCAATCACTTTGGGCTCGTCGAGTTGAACCTGCCCCTTCATCGGAAAAATTGGTAGGCCCAGGCCCAGATCTCCGGCAGCCGCATCAGGAACGCCGTCACCATGGACACGATGATCGCGTTGCGCAGCTTCAGGTTGTAGACCTTGTGCTGCAGCCGGCCCATGTCGGCCTGCGTGGCCCGGATGTGGTTGCCTTGCACGTTCACCGCGGTGAGCAGCGCTCGCGGTTGGGCCAGTTTGGGGTCTTGGTATTGCTGCGTGCGATCGATCTTGTCAAGGGTGCCCAGGCGCTCGGCGCGCTGCAGCACTTCGAGGTTCTCTGGATCACGGGAGTAAGAAGGTTTGTCGGGCACAATCATGCTCTTTTTAGACGGCTTGCGGCCACGAATACGGCCAGGAGCGCTGATCTTTCGCGAGTTCGACCGGATAGCGCATACAGCGCCTGAAGGCGTCTTCCAGGCACGTCCGTTGGGCGGGATACTCGCGGATCGGCAAGATCGATGCCAACTGGAGAAATCGCGGCTCGACGTGAGCCCTGGCCAGTTTCTTGATCTCAGCCCAGGGCAGGGCAGTGGTCAACTGCATTGCGTTTTGGCCCACCGCTCGCGCGATCCCGGTTTTGAGAATCTGGATGCCCAGTTGCCGCGTGATCTCGTGCTCTGCTTCGGGACGCGGAACCACTGCTAAATCCTGTTGCTGCGAGTAGACGGAAATAGACATGGGGATTGGGTGGAACGGAATGGCAGGCCTTGCGGCCTGAGAAAGTACAGCGGGGCGATGTGGCCTGTTCACTCTAGGCCTTGAGGGGAAGGGAAGGGAAGGTTACCGACGTGCGGCAAATGGGAGGATTTGCACAGAATTTGACCTGCAGTTTGTGCCTACAAAGCCTTGGCGTTGAGCGGCGCAGCATCCCGTGTACGCCTGCCGAGGTTAGGCCCGCGCGGTTCGACTCGGCGTTCAGGAGCAGGTTCGTCCTTGGAGCACATATGATGCTGGTTGGAAACGACCAAAGATCGGCACAGCGGGCAATGGATGTCCGCCCCCAAGACGAAGATCGAGCACTTTGCCATCAGGTCGGAGACTAACAGGAGAAGAGCTGCGTTGCTTTTTAAGCCGCTCGCTCTGCTGCCCAGTTCGGACTTACCCCGCTGGCCAGGATGAACTCATCGCGCTTCACGCCGGGATTGTGCATCCGAGGGAAGGGAAGCGCAAGAGGAGGGCTTGGTTGTTCACCTCCGTACGCACAGCGACAGGCTAGGCCGCCATCGGAACCAGCTCGGGGACCAGATCGTCAGGCTGCTTGATGTAGCGCTTCGGGGAAGTCAGCAGGAATCCCTTGCCCGCTTCCTCCGAGGCGAAGTCGATGATCCAATCGTTCTCCGCGCCCGCCGAGTGCGCCAACGCAATCATGCTCTGGAGTTTCCAGATCTGCATTTTCATGCCCCCACTCTAGCCCCATTGGGCGCAAAGGATGTATTCAATTGATCACCTTGGAAGTTAGCCTTCTATTGTGTCGGGTGAGAGAATGAGACCATGCCACCCGACGAAGCTGCTATCCGGCTGGAGTTGATGAGGGAGTTGGTCGCAATGCTCATTGAGCCGCGCCGCCGCCTGGGGGTTCCCACGCCTTCAGAAATTCAAGCAATCGGCGATCTGATTGTTCTTCGCGGAGAAATTTTTCGATTGTATCTCTTGCTGCCTGAAGCCTACCGTTTAGAACTGGCGAAGGATGAGCGCGAGCTTGCCGAAAGAGTTGATCGATTTCTTCCCCTAGGCCGGACATGCGCATCACGGAAACCACAACCTGATGCGCGTTGAGCTCCCTCTGAGAGTTCTCCACCATGGTCCAGAGCCAGAGGAGTAATTCGCGGAGTTGCTTCTCGTCGATCTCCACATTCAGCCCTTCTTGTCCTTCTTCACTTTGGCCCAGCGGGCTTGGGCGGCCCGGTCACCCAGAATTCGAGACAGCCTTGACGGGCTTTTCGCCAGACCTGTTCGTCGCCGTGGCTTAAGAAATACGCTTCATCGACCGGCGCGGTGCATCGATCATAGCCATCGTTTCTTGCGTGCGCTTCGCGTTCAATGCGGGCTTGATCGCGCTCGATTCTGGCACGGTGTTCGGCGTATCGCTGCCAGCCGAACCACACGGCGAAGATGAGCAGCAGAGTGATGCAGAGTTTATTCACTTTGCGGGCTTCTTCTTTTTCTGTTTGGCCCAGCGGGCTTCTACGGCTTTGCGGGCGGACTCGCTACGTTCTTTCTTGGTGAGCTTCGCGGCGCGGCCAAAGCCTCCAGAACGGGCGACCCGCTGCTTGTATTCCTCGACGGTTTCGCTCATGGCCCAACAGTAACAAACAAATACCTGCTTGGCAAGAAAAACCTTGACATACGTGCTAGGCGCGAATAGGATTACAACATGATCAACCAAGCACAAGTGGACAAGATCAACCGGACGGGTAAAGTCGCGATGGTCTGTCAGGAATGCGGCAAAACGAAGGCCGTCTCACCAGACGCGAAACTCGATCCGCGTTGCTCATGCGGTTCGGTCGACCTGGAAGTCGCTTAATTTAACGGGCCGGGCGGGCATTCGAAGTGCCCACTCGGCCCTAAACAAAATCAGCCTAGTTCGGAGGCCAATCTTGTCTCACAGCACTCTAGCAGTTCTCTCTTCCCCCGATTTTCCACAAGTCCTAGCGTCGGCCATCGATCGCGCCTTCGACCGCCACTTCGACCGCATACTCCGCTATCCCCAGCTCACCAGGTGTGAGCACGTCTCCGTCGAGTCTCGCGAAGGGGCTTGCGACGGCGGGGAAGAATGCACGCAATCGGCAACCGTTCACCATCTTGATTCCGACCTGTCATTTTGCTGGAAACACTTTCAGGGGGTGAGCCGTGGCTAACTTCCTCACGCTTGTTCTCTGCGCCGGGCTGATCCTCCACGAAGCTTCCGCGTCCTTTCGGGAACTGGTCGTGCGGGCGATAGCAAAGGCGGTCGGACGTGACTGACTCCGCCCTCGCTACCTTCCAGACTCTCTGCGAGAAGCGGGAGTGCGCCGCCTACCAGTGTGCCGGTGCGATCAAAACTGCGCTCGCGTTTCTGACTATGGGCGATGCCAAGAAAGCGCTCGACGTGATGCTCTTTGCCCGCGCCGACTTCGACCAGTGTGATTTAAAGGTCACAGAATTCATGAATTCCAAAAAGGAGAACACCGATGGCAACCGCTCAGCAATCGCTTAATTTACCTTTCACCTGGCGGAGTCTCTGGCCCTTCCGTCGCTCTGCAATTCAGCGCACGCAAGCCCTTGTCCCAGCACCCGCGGTTTTGCCCGCGGCTCCCTCGACTCCTGCCGAGCTGCTGCGCATCGCCGTTTCGCAGGGTGCGGATCTGGCAAAAGTTTCCCAGCTCATGGATTTGCAGGAGCGCTGGGAGCGGAGCGAAGCCAAGAAGGCCTACACGGTCGCCATGAACGCCTTCAAGGCGAATCCCCCGGAGATCATCAAGAACGAGATTGCGACCTTCGTCAACAAGAACGGCGACATCGTCGAGTGGGAGTACTCCACGCTCGATCACATCCACGATGCCATCCTCGCCGAGTTGAGTCGACACGGCATCTCGCACCGCTGGATCATCGAGCAGCCGACGCCAGAGAAGGTGCGCGTCACCTGCGTGCTCACTCACAAGCTTGGCCACAGCGACTTGACTACACTCGAGGGGCCGGTCGATCGTTCGGGCAGCAAGAACGAGATTCAGGCCATCGGCTCGAGCGCGAAATATCTCGAGCGCTACACGCTGCTGGCCGCCACCGGACTCGCCGACAAAAGTCCCGACACCGATGCGCTCGCTTCCTCGCCCAACCCCGGCGGCAACTCGGGCGACGGCAACTTTATGCTGCTGATTCAGAAGGCTGCGAACCAGGACGAGCTGCGCGACGCGTTCACCACGGCTTTCCGCAGCACGAAAGATAAGAAGATTCAATCCACGTACATCGCCGCCAAGGATTCGCGACTGAAAGGACTCCGACAATGAGCACAGCATCTGTACACATCGATTGCACTCACGGCAGCCGGGAATGGTTCGAAGCCCGATGCGGCCTAGTCACGGCTTCCCGTTGCGAGGATGTCATAGCCGTGCTCAAGCGAAAGAAAAAAGACGACGGCGACAAGTGCGAAACCGCGCAACGCAAGAACTACCGTATGGAACTGGCTATCGAAATCCTCACCGGGCGAACCTGGCCACAGTACGTCTCGAAGGAGATGCAGTGGGGCATCGAGCAGCAACCCTTTGCCTGCGCGGCCTACGAGATCGGCCGCAACACCCTGGTTGAGTCCTGCGGATTCTTCGTTCACCCGACAGTCGACCGCTTTGGCGCTTCGCCCGATGGCCTGGTCGGCAGCGCTGGCTTACTTGAAATCAAATGCCCAACGACCGCAACTCACCTTACCTGGATGCGGGAGAAAGTTATCCCGCTCGATCACGCGCCGCAGATGTTGGCGGAGCTGGCCTGCACTGGTCGGGAGTGGTGTGACTTTGTGAGCTTCGATTCAAGATTGCCAGAGCACTTGCAGCTGTTCATCCGCCGCATGGAGCGCAAGGATCACGAGCCCCTGATCAAGCAACTCGAACTGGAAGTCGACCGCTTCAACGCCGACCTGGATAACTTCCTGGCCGAACTTCCCCAAGCAGAAGATGCGGCGCAGGCTATTGTGCTAGCGATGGATCACACCGACCCGGACGAACTCGTCTTTTGAGAGGAGACCAACGATGACAACCTGCTTCTGTGGTGAAGACCTGAACGATTCCGGCGACTGCTGGCAAGGGAAGATCATGGGCGGCCACCAGGGCAACTGCGTCATCTGCGGAAAGAACGCGGAGCTGGACGGGATGAGGTGCTGCTCAGTGGAATGCGACCAGGCGGCAGACAAGAAAGGAGAACTTTTAATGAGCGATGCGAAGTACACACCGGGACCGTGGGCAATGATGGAGGACGACGGCACGATA